TTATTATATTTTCCAATACTAGCACTTTCTGCAGTATTAAATATCGGATAAAATACTTGCTTTGTTAAAGAAAGAGCATTTCGAAGAATAGTCGAACCTGTAGGCTCAAATCTTATCATAAAATCAACAACGCCAGTACCAGCAACATATTTACTAGAACTATAGTTATATGTTCCAGGCTTATCTAATTTTGATGATGATATTGTTGTTGTATATACAGGATATTCTCCTGATGTAATAATATAATTTCTTGTATCTATAGTATCTTCATACATCGGCATCGTAGTTACTATATCATTTAAAGAAGCTATTTTACTTCTCTCCAAAATATTTTGTTTAATTACGATACCAGCATCTACATCTACACGAGCAGGTAATAATTGCTTTAACTGATCAAAGAATGAATAATCATAAACAGAAAGTAATTTATATAAAGCACTAAAATTATTTGACTCTTTATATTTCTTCCAGTATTGATATTGAGATTCAACTAATAAAGGGTAATACGACAAATTTTGATCTTCAGGGTTTCCTATATAATCATCAATTGAAAATGACCCTAACTGATTATAAATGTCAGAATCTATCGTCTCTGTAGGAGATAAATAAACACCTACTAAATTTAAATCTTTAGGAGTTTGTTTACTATTAGTTTCTTCTGCACTTATATCTGGGTTTAAAGAACCTACAAGTATCGGGTCTACATTTCTTACCTTTGCCGAATATATATTTTCACTTCCTAAAGAAGGTACCGTTACATATGTTGAATAATCTTCTCCGTTTAAATCAGTTTGTTGAAATCTGATTAATGAAGCAGTTGCTTGTAACGAACCTGAAAAGCTAGGTAATGTTGAATTAGTATGTACCGAAGGAACTGAAACTATACTTCCTGAAATTGTAATTAAATACGATAGAGGTAATCTAAAGGCTAAATAATTGTATGCATCTGAATCTACATTACCACCATAGAATAATGGGTTTTTTGTATATTCTATCATCGATGCAGTATTCAATGTATATGACCAATACCTAAATTCGTTCATATAGCCATCAAACGCTCTATTAGACGTACTGAAACTTGATGAACCTATTTGTATATTGCTCGAAGAAACATAATGTATATTTGACGCGGATAACTGCGAAGTCCTGCTGTAAATAATATTTTCATATTTCTTTACAAACGCACTAATTGAAAAAGTAGTTGTAGAACTAGCATCTGTTAACGGGCTTCTTGTTAATAATACAGATGTCCATTCTCCGTTTAATGAAGGTACATTATTTAAAGATGCACTTTTATATGTCCCGCCACTATCTAAAACATAATACGTTAATTGAATTTCTTTTTCATTATACCCACTAGGCCTGTCATATGTAATATAAAAATTTGGATTACCTGCATTACTAGTTTTTAATAATGTTCTAGGATATAATACTACGTTAGGGTCTGGCTTAAATCTAAATTGAATTGAATCTGGGACTCTATTCGACTGATTTAATTTATTCCATGGAATTGATACTGAAGATGTGCTATTTCCAAATTCTAATGAATAAATAAATTTATCTACTTGCCAATTTGGTTGTAATTCTTTAATAACAGGCCCACCATATTCTTTAATATTAATAATAGTAGAAGGTATTCCATAACAAGTCATTAATGCTTGTATAGATCTTTTCGTTCCTTTTGTTTTTAATAAAAATGGTAAGTTATTTACGATTCTATTCCAAATTTCTAACGTATATTGTTCGGTAGATATTGTAGGAGTTAAACTGCTACTTTGTATATAGTTAGAATTTGAATCTAAACCAGTTATATATCTCCATAAACTATCTTTCTTTTTAGGATTTGTCAATTTCCATCCTAAAGAGTCTGCTACATATGTTAATAAATCTTTACTAATACCATCTAAAGGATGTTCTTCTCTTGAATGTATTTTATTTAAATGATTGATATAAGTATAAATAATGTCAAAATGATGTCCAATCATATTAACAAATAATAGATACTCTGAATTATATTCATTTAAAAGTATATTTGCTGGTATCGTTTTAATTAACGAATGTATGTTATTTTTATCATACTCTTTTAATATTGCTAATGTATTAACAACATATTCTTGAACAATTGTTGAGGTTGTATTTTCTAAATTATAACCAGCATTTGAATTTAATGACCCGGTAGAATAATTGTCAACCCAATAGTTATATTGCTCTAACCAGTTTAAACTACTGTTAGTAGTTTTTGGCCAAACATCAATACTACCGGTATAAAATGTATATAAGCTTGATGATGCATTTCCAAAATACAAATATTTTTCAAAATCATCAAATCCATCTATTACCTTACTACGTTTTTTAGTTACATCAATTATATTAGAATCTTTAATAGTTTGATTTATATCATTAAGAACTTCTAATTGTTGATTATAACTTTCAATCAACTGTACCTTATAATAAAAATTATTAAATCTTTCTTCTGCAGAACTATAAAATACAAATTCTTCAGGTTTACTGTAATCTATATTTAATTTAATACCTTTTAAAGATGTCCCGAAATATGAGTCTATAATTTGTTGAGATGTAGATAAATTAACATCTAATAAATCATTCCAAGTTTGAAATCCAGTAACTGTACCGGTATATAAATCAACATCAATATTAAAATTTGGCCCTTGTATTTCTATTGTAGGATCTTCAATTTCTACATTTTGTACATATTCAGCTATGTCCCCATAACTAAAAATAAAGTTATCTATTTCACAAAATTCACTTTCACTAATATCAATAGGTAAAGGGTCATATAACTTAATCAATATTTCAAAAGCCGGCGAATCGCCTAATTCAATATTTATTATTCTATAATATCTATCTTTACCAAAATTTAAGTAAACGTTTTTTAAACTATTATCCTTAGTAAGTATTTTTTGAAAATCTGTTAAAGGGGTGATAGGGGCTGAAGGATTAACAGACCCAGTACCAGTCCCTATACCTACAAACCCAAGATCACCTCCAAATGCTATAGCATCGCTACTAATGTCATTCGTATTAGGAGATGTTGCTGATAAATTAACAATTCTACCTAATCGTATTTCCGTTCTACTTGGAGAAATTTCTTGTATAAATAGATTTTTAGGTAAATTTCCAATTACGGGATTAAATGAATTAACGGTGAAATAATACTTACCTGAATTTAAGTTTGATTCATTAAAGTACTTATTAAAATTTTTTATATCTAAAAATTTCTGCGACCCTGTTTGACTAAAAAATACTGGGGTTCTTTCTTCAAAACTATTAATTAAAATACCGTTAAAACTATATATGTTTAATTCAAACATACTTTTAACATCAGAAGGAGTCCCAGTATTAACTTTACCGATAATTTGTAGATCGGTATTATTAAAGCCTGTTGAATAAACCGGACTATCTGTATTTAATAAATCATTTATTAGCATTTAATATAATTATTGAGGTAATAAAGAGAATGTAGAACTTGGTAATATTTCCATAATAAAGTTATTAGGAATAATAACATTACCGTTTGAGTTTCTAAAACTATATCGGGTCGGTAAATATATTATATCTGTAAGTCCTCCTAATTCTACACCTGGGTCATTTAGTATTATTTCATATGTTTCAGTAACATCATTTTGTGAATATGATGACTTAATTAATCCATCTGGCCCTAATAATGTTCTGCTTAACGTTACACCATTACCTATACCTGATGAATTATTATTAGTAAATTTAAAAAACTGCAACGTTGTTAACATTGTTGTTGCATTAATAGTATTACTTCCAATATATCTAAATCTAAACTTAATAGTAGCATTTAAATTATAAATTCTTCTAGATGTCGCATCTTGAAATATAGTAGCTTCTTTATTAGGTATGTTCCAAAACTTCTGACCATTTGATTGTCGGCTATTAAAATTAGGAGATGTTGTATCATTATTAAATCCTATATTTTCATATACTTGTTGTCCATTATATGTAATAGCATTTGCTAAACCAATAGGATATGCAAATTGAGTTTGAGTTACTGAAACTAAAAATCCGCCTTTTAAATCTGCTGTTAAAGCATTAACTGAATTATTTAATACATTAATTGAGTTATTTAATGTAGTTACTTCATTCGAAAGTGTTTGAATTAATGCATCTTTATCGATTGTCGGGACTAACTCTGTAAATTCTTTATTATCTAATAAAAATCGATTATATGTTGGTAATGTAATAGTCGACTCTCTACATAATATTGACACAGTCAAAGAGCTACTTTCATTAGTAATTATTTGACCTAAACTGTTTCTTACCATATTAAATTACATTAAAAACTTCACTTGACTTAAAATACTTTATTGTATTATCTTTATTTATTTTATATATAAAACGATAAAATCTATTTTTCTGTAATATATTAAAATTAAAGTTAAAATAATTACCTGTTGGACTAGCACTGATCTTTGTATAATTACTAAACGGAACTAATAATTCTCCGGTATAATAATCTTCAACAGCATAATAAGATGTTTGAGGTAAATACTGTATAACATTATAAGCACTTCCCGTTACTAAAGTTTTTACAGGAAACATTGGTCGACTTACAATATTAATTTTATCAATAGTATTTTGATCGTATTGTTTATTAAGATTTTTAGAAATAACTGTATATCGGTCCGTAGTTATTGGTTGTAATGAACCTGTATTAAAAACTGAATCATCCCATCCTAATTCTAATCTAGGAACATATACTGTATTTGATTCGTTACTAAAAAATTGTATTGGGCCATATGTTTGAGTTGAATATTCTAACGACCCCGTAACTTTAATAATAAATCCATATTCTGCTAACGAACCTGATAACCATTTATCAACTATATTTGTAACATTTAAATTTATATCTTGCCTTACCGGAGAATATGTAAAATTTTGAACTGCTACAGATGATGTATACCATACACCACCTCCAGCAATTGATGAATAACTACTAGTTGACCCTGATGAAATATTACCCGCGGGCCATGTCGATGCTGAAGATTCATTATAATATTTCCAAGATACTCCGTTTGTTAAAAATGGTATATAGCTAAATTTACCAGTACCTCGAGTCCATGATTGAGATACAGCATAACATTCAATTGAATAATTTACGGGCGAATTAACTGCTTCAAGACTATATAATTTTAATACTGCATTTAAACTTCCAGTAGGTATTAACCCTTCTGCTCGTAATGAACTTACAGATTGACTTACATTAAAATTAATTAAAATCCTAGATACTTCTATTTCCGAAGTACCTATAACGTTTTTTTCTAACTCCAATATTTCATCTAACCCGGCATTTAGCGTAGGTTCTTTCTCGTATATTGTAGCGTCTTGATTTGAATATATATGATAGATCATTGTTAAGTTGTTACTTTACCTTTAATATCTTTATTTGGATACTTTATCTCAAAAATACACGGATCTAAAGAAGGATAAATTATACCATTTCTTGTTGCAGCTTGAATATCATATCGATTATTTGAATAACCAATATCACTTCCAGCTAAATTATTTATTATAATATTTGATACTGTTTGTACCCCGTCTACATTATCCAATTCGGCGTATAGTTTAGATATAATAATAGGCTGATTGATTTGCCATTTATTAATATCGAATATATCTTTTAATTTAGATATACATTTTAATAAAACTTCATTACTATTAAATCCTGGTAATGTTATAATACTAAATTCAATACCTATATTTACGATATAAGCATTTTTAATATTAATCGCATCCGTAATTATTCTATATTGATCTAAATAAGTAGCTAAATTAGATTTAATTATAGTGTTTAAAAAGGTTAAATTTTTATTAATATCATACCCTAATACATATAAATCTAATGCTAAATCATTTGTAGTAATAATACCATTTTGATTTACTAAATCTTTAGATTTTGTTATGTACGCCTTTGATACTGAACCAAATTTAGCTGGCATAGAATATGCTCTAATAATATAATCTTCGACAGTCACGGTTCTATTTTGAGATGCAAAGTTTGCTATAGCATTAAATCTAATTTCATCTATGCTCTCTAAACTTTTACCACCAACTGCTGGTAATGTATTATTTACTGCGACTGAATTTCTTATTCTTGTATATAAAGCTTGATTTAGTCCGCTTCCATCATTATCAAATGTAACAGATGAAATTGTAGTTATTGTATTTGCTTGTACATTTGATTCAATACCACCGCCTACAACATATCTAACTGTTAAAGTTGTATTTGAAGGAGCTAACCCATATGTCTTTGAATATAAGAAATTACTAGGATCAATTGAATAATCAAAGTTTGCAGAATATAAAGCGCTACCTACTAAATCCGGATTTGGAATTAACTCTTCGTCTGCTGAAGTTGATACACCGGCGCCAAACTGAATAGTTATTGTATTATCTGCATTTACTCTTGTTTCAAATCTTCTAGATACCTTTTTTAGTTTTAATAAATACGGGGCTGTATCCCTTGAAGCTGAATAATTTAAATTTGCAAACTGATCATTTCTTACAGTTTCAAATATTGTATCTTGAGCAAGATAAGGTACTTCATACCAAATATTACCGTCTGCATCTACTATATCTAATATCTCTATAATATTAGTTTCAGATAAAATTATTTTATCATATCTTTTCGGAGAACCAAATGTATATGTAGCCGTTTGAATTGTACCGCTTACTGCCTTTGCCGTAGTTTTAAGTAAATAATATATTGGATTGTTATTATTATCTACTTGATATACTGTTAATGAATCGTTTTGTATATTTGATGATATAGATTCTGATGTAAAAATGACAGGTTCTATTGTGCGAAACTGTACACTTGAATTTTCAGCATTTAATATCATTTCAGCATTAATAGATAAAGTATAATTCCAATCTGGATAATATACAGAGCCTGACTTAATTGAAGGTAATAGCTGATATACATCTAACTCAACAGTTGACGGGACTGCATTTTTTGGTCTATATCCGCGTTCTTGAGCTAACTGTAATAAATTAGATCTTTCTTGAGAATATGATAATAGACTTTCTTTTAATTGATTATCAGTATAATAAGAAAGAACATCACCTACATATGCTGCCATTTCTATGAACATCATACCCGGTGACGATTCGTTAAAATCATTATATGTGTTTGGGAAGTAACTCTTAGCAAACTCTAATAAAGATTGCCTAAAGTTACTAAAGTCTTTATTGATATACTTTATATCTTTTTTTAAATTATTATCTAACATTATTATATAGAAATTACGCCACTTTGATTAATATCCAAAATTATAGTTCGGTTTGCACCTTGGTTAGATACCCTATAATTTATTGTAATTGATATTCCATTTTCTGAATTAGCACCTAAAGAGTTTACTGTATTTTGAATATCAATGTTATTTATTATAATATATGGTAACCAAAAAGAAATTGCGTTTGAAATTTCATCTTTTAAATTTTCTCCTACTTCAGATGTATTAGGATCAAATAATAAATTTAAAATACCAGTTCCAAATGTTGGTAAATATAGCCTCTCACCTTTATTTGTTAAAAGAAGATTTTTTAAGTTTGATATAGCTTGTTCTTCTGTGCTGTAAGATAAATCAAACACACCTTTATTAGGATGATTAAATGGTAATTTAATACCAACTGCCACATCCTTTTCAGTATCAATTACAGGTAGCTGAGTTAATATTCTAGCCATGTATATTACTTACCTTTCTTTTTATCGATAGCTTTCATTAACGAAGAATAATCTCTTGTAAATACGTTTTTAAGTTCGTCTGGAACGTTTGTTACTGGTCGGCCATCTATATCCGTAGTTGGAATTACAGAAGGCTTACTCATTTGAGACATATTTAAATTAGACATATTCTTCATTGAAGGCCATTCATTAAAATCATCATGGCCTTGTTGCGCTGGACTATAATCCTCTAAAATACTATTATAATCTTTACTTGAAAAACCATTTGTGGCTGTTTCATTTAAAACATCATTAATTAACGGATTAGAAGAATATGTTATAGAATTTGTCTTTTTAGGTACAAATTTCTTCGGAGTAGCTACGTTAGGTGTAGATGCTTCGTTTGTTAATCTATTAGAAGTCTTATTTAAACTTTCATGAAGAATTTCAAATTCCTTACGAACTGCTGACTTTACTGCCGAATTAACTTCTTCTTTAATTATCTGTTTTAGTACCTTTAAAAAATTTTCAGTATTCATATTGAGTCTTTAATATAATTATCGGTCTCAATAAAATATATGGTACTTTATTAAAGTTTAACTTTTGTAGACTTAAATGGGGTAGTTGATAATAACGTTTGCGCAAAGGCTGCACCGGCACCGCTAGGTGAAGCCGGAGTAATTGCTAAAATTGAAGATATAATCGCATTTAATATAACTTCTAAAGGTTCTCCATTAACGGCTGAATAAATTGCTGGAAATCCTAGATTAATTGTCGGGGCGTTTAATGTTACCTCTGAAGAAGATTCTATAATAATATCATCTTTACTTGTTACTAAAATTCCTTTAGCAGATGATAATATTACTTCATTAGTTTTAGCATTTAATACTATTCTATCAGAATTTACGATAATTTGTTTACCTGATAAATTATTTAATAAAGGTCCAAATTTTATATTAGCTAACGTTTGCGGGCCTGCAACTCTTAAAGGTAATTTTTGTGTCGATGTTAAATAAATAGAAGAGTCATCTTTATTAATATCCTCAATTCTAAAAGACTTTTTTGATAATTGCTCTGATGAATTAGCTATAACTATGATAGGGTCTCCGGGAGAACCTAGCACCCATGTGGGTTGTTTAGATACATCTGAACTATTTTTAATAGTCGAGCCCATTCGTATAGAATTACCATATCTACCCTCAACAACAACATCACCTTCAAATAATTGTAAAGAATTTACATTAGTTAATTCAAAGGTTTTTTTATCTCGTGACGGTGTTGATTGTATAGCAGAACTATTAATACCTAATACGGTATTTTGATAGCTCTGAGCATTAGATGTTGGTACAGTAGATGATCTAGGGACACCATTATAATTAATATTTGATTGGATATTAACTATATTTAAATAATAATACGTACCCTCATTTAATCTAAAATTACCAGCAAAATTCGATGCAGCGCTTACAATTAATACAATTTCTCCTGGTACGGGTATTGATTTAACATGAATATCTAATGGAATTGCAGTATTAAAATTTTCATCATTATTTCCTGGGCGATTTAAAAACTTAAAACGTATAGTATAATAATTTTGAATATTATCTTTTAATAAAACTTCTAAAACTTCCGCAGACTGTATCATTATTTAATTGGTTTTGATAAAGAATCTTCAATATCTTTATTAATTTGATTTAAATCTTTTAAATCGCTCTGGATTTGTTTTATTTCATCTGCAGATAACTTCCAATCCGATATGCCAGATTCTGCTTTAGCTTTCGAGTCAGCAGATAACAGTCGTTGAACGACGGCTGTCATTTTAATTAACTGCTCATCGTTCTTAACACCCACATCTAAATATTCTTTAATTAATGGGACAATAACAGCAGCATCATTTAATGTTTTTACTAAAGGTGATAACTGCTGAATTAAATTATCTATTTGTTTATTCTTTTCTTTTTGATTTATATGTATTTCTTTAAATACATCTGCTAATGTTGTTCGACCGTAAATGGATTCGTTTATATTCGTCATAATTATCTTTTAAAATAATTATCTCTTAGCCTTAATCTTTTGCATCCTAATTAATTCTTGTAATTTATAAGGACTAATTTTTATTGAATCTTGTATTTCGAAATTTTTATATAAAAGCTCATATATAACTTTAAAATCATTTATTGTTTTAGTAATTATTTGAGTTTTAAGTCCTGTGCGCTCTCTTATTAAAATATATAAAGCCTTTTTATTAAAGTTTTCAATATTATCTCTAGTTCTAAATAATTCTAATACAGAATCTGCAACTAACATTTCTTTTTGAGAACTAAACAATATCGGTAAATTTACATCTACATATTTAATAAATTCTTCAACGAAATCATAGGTATTTTCAACGAATGATTTATAAGATTCTTCATTCATTAAATTTCTTTCAGTGTCAATATATTCTGTATCTACTGAATTTTTTAATTTTTGATGACTCTTTTTTATGAATAATATTAAATAGTTTCTAGCAATTACAGAAAAGTAAGAAAATGCTTTTCCATTTGCATGTATGTATTTATTTAATCGCTCACATAAAAATGTTATTGTATCATTTGATAAATCTGTATATGAATTGGTATACTTCCAAGCCTGGAGCTTAAATATCCAATTTTCAACTATTTTTTCAAATGGCCTTTTTATTAATGTTTCATAAATTTTACTCTTTTCTATATAATCTTCGCTATTAATATATAATATAATAGCATTTTCAGTTTCTTGAGTAAAATATATTTTTTTATCTATTTCCTGTTCCGCTATCATCTGTGCTATATTTAATTAGATATTCTTTACCTTCTTCGATTGCACTTTTTAATAATGCAAATGTTGTACCTACTTCGTCATCAGATTCAAATGAACCTTTGCTGTCAATCTCTTGTATTTTAGATAATATTTCTGAATACTTTACTATTAAAGAATCCATTTCATCTGTTTTATTTGATAAAACTTCCTCATATTTTTCAGTCTTTAACATTGAATTAATGTTAATGTAAACGGATATACCTAATAATATTAATAATATTGCTTCCATATCTTATTTCTTAAAAAAGTCTTTAAATAAATCATCAACAGAAGTGTTATTCGATTCTAAAACTGCCGATATTGTTCCTTTATTTGATTTTACTACTGTTGTACTAACCTTTGAATCTTTAGGCTCCTTATTATCATGCTCAATTCTTGAAGCTAAATGATCTGCATGATGAAGAATATATGTTATATTTGATTTTAATCCTAATTCTGGTTTGAAGGCCATATAATAACCTTTATTAGCATCGGAATACATACCATCATGAAGTTTAATTGCTAAATACTCAGATTCTGAAACAGGTATTCCATATTTTTGTAATGTAAATAAGCTTCTATCTGGAACTTTCATATAATGTAAATTTGAATTAAGTTCATATAAAGCTCCTTGGTTTTTACGATGCCACTCTGAAGGATTAGGTATGTAATAAGGCATATTAGGTGCACCTGCTTTACCTAAATCATGATTTATCGCTGAAAATATTAATTCTTCTAAAGTAAAGTTATTAATATTAGCACCTAAAGTACCCCAGGTTTGATATAATACCTTAGAACAATTAACTACTCGAATTACGTGGTCAATATATCCTCCTGGAAAACAATTATGGTAATTTTCATTACCAGCTGCCGGAGCTAACATTAAATCATCACGAAAATCTTCGTACATTTTTAATAAGCTACTTTTCCTAGGTTCTGCTATTTCATCTTTGATAATGGTAATAAACGTATTCCAATTATCTAATATTTGTTCTTCTGTTAAATTCATAACTATATTATTTTATCTATTAATTTTAATTCTAATGCTTGTTGAGCTGTTAAATACCAATCTACTTTACATTTTTCTTTCCAAAACGAAGCTTCTATTCCTGTTTTTTCTTGTAACATTTTATATCCTAAATCTTCCTGAAGATCATAATATGATAAAGAAGATTTCATACTATGAAACTTATCTTCTAAAAAATAAGTCCCTTCATGTAACATCATAGTAGAATGTTTACTCATAGCTCTTATTCCAGTACCCATTGCTAATATCCAGGCTGCTGCCGAACAAGCTTGACCTCTACATACAACATTAACTTTCATAGGAAGTGACTGAATATAGTCAATAATACCGTACATCTCAAAAATATCTCCTCCTACTGAGTTAATTGATATTGATATAGGTTTATTAGCATCTTCAGGAGAACGATACCTAGTAATAACATTTACAGATTGAATAATATTATATAATGTTTCTGATGTTTTTATTTCTCCGTGTATATAAATTATTTCATTATCTAAATTAAATCCATAATCTATTTGCTTAAATAAGTACTCCGGTGCATTAATATCATAATCCTCTTCA